GTGCATTCGTTCCCTTATAGGGAGAGCACACTAATTATTATCTCGCACCGGTTTAACTGTTTTAACGCATCTATAATTCTTTTTATTTATTTTTTAATTTATTATAGAAATATTAATATATACAATTCGCGTACCTTTCAGAAAGGCCAGTTAAACTATTTTTAATTCATATCATTCAGATATAAGTTTCAAAAGTGGTTCGCTTCTGATAACACCACTTTTGGAAATGAGGGCTGTATAAATGTCTTGTTCAGCCTGCAAAACCTCACTTCTGCTTAGATTGTATCGTCTTTCCAAGAAATCAAAATAGTCTTCAGGACTAGCTATTTTCTTTGATTTTCTTTCTAATTTATATAGATCATCTTTATCTTGGAATTGAAGAGCAAATTCTTCATAATTATCTTCGGTTATATGTGATTTAATTTCACCATTTTTAGATACAATTTTTAACCCATTTGTATTTACATTGAATGCTTGGTTATAAACTCTATATATAGGTAAACCACGCATCCAGCATAAATTACTATAATATTGACATTTTAAATACATTTTTAATTCTGTATCATTTAATTTACATGCCTTACGAGACCATGCTGTCAATGTTAGGAATCGATCAAGTTTTCTTGTTATTTTGTAACTGTTAATTGATTTAGCATAAAATGTTTCAGTTGAACAAAAATCGATATCCTCTATATCACCCCACTTTAAGTATTTAGCAGTCTGACCTAGACCGTGAACACCTCTAATATCTTTTGTAAAGACTTGTAAGTAACATTCTTCCATTCTAGTTTGATTAAGTTCTCTAGGGAAAAATCCGGCTGAATCATCTCCTTTACATAATAAGCCATATTGATTTGGAAACAAACCATATATTTCTTCAATTACGAAACGATTGTACAGTGCCATTCTTACTGTGTTCATTAAAGTAGTATCCATTGCTCCACTAAAGACCTTACCGTCTTGTATTATGTGACCATATCTGTGGAATTTATTACACTTACCTATTTTTTCTCTTGTATATAGGCTAACTTTTCTTTTAGTAATAAAAGCATAAAAGTTAAATTCTTCTTCTGTGCAATGGGTGATTTTACATTGAACAAATTGGTATATTTTGTGATCTACTAGATTTTTAATTGATTGATGTTGAGTTCTATCGAATCCTGATCCATCTAATTGACATGTGAGTGTTAATCCTCTATCATGCATTTCATTATAATAATCCTCTAAGTCATCCCAGTTCTTTCCTCCGCAATATCCTTTTAAATTTTCTTTCATTAATTTTTCTAATGCGTAAGTTACGGGTCCTAACACGAATTTATGTTCAGGTCCTGGGCTGCAAATACATCTATTTTTAGGTGCTTTGCCGTTTTTCTCATATAACTGCTTTTCTCTTTTGCAGAACATATCCCATTTGTCACTGAGTTGGATATTGTTTTTATCTAATTTATCGATTTCTTTCTGTTGTGAAGTGGTTAAATGATTATACCATTCTTCATAAGAATATGAGAAATTTGTAAGCGCTGTTTTAAGTTCGGTTTCAATTATTCTATCTACGAATTTTTCGAACTTTTTAAGCATAGTTTCATCGGGATAAGGAGTTTGAGTAGCTTGTCTTTTGATTGCACAAAAAGCATTGGCTAAACAATTTTCATAAATTATAGGTTCTGGTGCTCCTTCGATGGTTGGTAAGATTTGTACGAGACCTTCTTTCTTATTTTCATCTAGACATTTAAATGATAAGAACTCGTCTATGCTTGGTAATTCTGGAAGTTTCAGTTTCCATTTAGTATCTAAATCTAATTCATTTGATACATCTTTAAAGTTATCAGCTGATATACAACTATTGCCAATAGATCTAGGTTGATTGACATATGTGTCTTCACACAGTTTCTGAATTTTGTTTTGTAATTCTTGAAATTCAGCATCAAAATCGTTTGCTGAATAGAAACTTTCGTTAGAGTTGTATATAGGGAGGAGATTAGCTTGAAGATGGTCATTATTATTTAAGTTTAATAAATCTTCAGCTACAGTAAAAGGTGTTGAAATTAAATTAATACCTGCATCTATGATTTCTTGCCAGAGAGGTTTCTTTTCTTCTTCAACTAAATCTTTTATTAAAACGGTTTCATTTTTAATTGCATTAAATGTTGATACAGTTTCACTATTTTTAAGTTGATCTGCAGCAATTAACACTTGTAAAGTTGTTTTTAATGCATTTTCTACAATAGCAATTACGTGAGTTACGTCATAAGAATCTTGTAATAGAATTTTACTAATAGCTTCAGCAATTAATTGTCTATTGATCTCCTTCTTAACGATGAATTGATTAACTAATCTATTTAGTTTATCGACGCTAATTAAGTCTTTATAATTCAATTCTTCCGTTACATGAATTGTATATTCATCGTCCCACAAGTATCCTTTTTCTTTAATATAAACTTGTGCTGATTTAATTTGTCCACCTACTTGTTTAAACATTAAGAATTTTCCATTATCTTCAATTCTTAAGTAGGAACCGTTACTTAGATCATGTCCACTAAATTTTTCAGTTATTTGAGGTAAAGCTCTTTTAACTCCAGTGACTTGTTGTTTTTTAATGGTTGCGGGTTTATAACCTAAGTATGCTGTTGCGACGACTTCATCTTCAACAGTTGCGGTGTCAATACGGACTAGAATGTAGTGATTATTCTGAAACATCATTCTTCTTTGTACACATGCTTGTAATGTTACTCCTTCAATAGAGATTTCGGCAGCATTTGTGAAATATAATTCGTTCATCATATGTAAAGGGTGAATGTATTTATAAGCATTTCCTTTAGACTCAAAATATACGATATTGTCTTTAATTTCATATGATCCTTCATGGTTTCCATCTACCATTATATCGCTTTTTAATACATCGGGATTGAAAACGTGGAAAACTGCATAACATCCTTGACAGTTATCTTTCTTTAAGTTTTCTGCGATAAACTTCATCACACCAGGGTAATATGATGAATCTACAGAGAGTAGCGTCACTTGTTGCCTTTCTAATAATTTATCGATGTGAGGACAAGTTTCTAATCCTACCTTGCAGTGGCATATTAGATCTCTGTATTTTTGAACGAATTTAGCTGGGATTGTATTTAATTTTTCATAAAGTTTAGAGTTTCTTTCTTTATCAGCTGAAGTTATGATAGGTCTATTATTATGTACATTTAATAACCCTTTAGCTAGTGATCTAGCTCCGCATCCTATATCATAAATCATTGTATTCTGTAAAGTAACGTGTTCTTCAAAAATCTTTCTAAGTAAACCTAAAAAGAAATGAGGATGTTCATCTTGTTTTTCTGCTAATTTTGTATGCACGTTGATGGCTTTACTCAATAAACTTTGTTGCCCAGTTGTATTGACTGTTAATTTTTTATTTGCGCTTAAGAGGATTTGAACACGAGTGTAATTTTCATGTTCATACCAATTTGTTAATTTTGTTTTGGGTTGCAAAACTTTCCTATCTTGCGAGAGGGGATAGGCACCCTTATATTTGTTGTTTGTATGTTTGTAAGTATTCATAAGTTAGTAAG